CAACTACAGCAACAACTAAGGCTGGAGAAGCCAGCACTTCCGCGACTAATGCTGCTACGTCTGAAACAAATGCTGCTAACTCTGCTACAGCTTCTGCTACTTCCGAGACCAACGCTGCAACCTCCGCAACCAACGCATCTAACAGTGCAACAGCGGCGGCAACTAGCGCGACAAACTCAGCTAACAGCGCAACGGCATCAGCAGGAAGTGCAACCGCAGCGGCAGGAAGCGCCACGGATGCATCGAATACCTTAGCGGCTTCGGCACTAAAAGCTAACAATCTGTCTGACTTGGCTAACGCAGCGACTGCTAGAACTAACTTAGGTTTAGGCACAGCGGCCACGACTGCTGCTTCTGCCTACGCTACAGCAGCACAAGGTACTTTAGCTGCTTCAGCACTACAATCAAACTCAACTTTAAACGCAGACAACATGACAACTGGTACGCTCTCAGGCGGCACTTACTAACAAGGGAATTAAACAATGGCTACAACAATTGTAACTAAAAGCGGCTCAGGTGCTCCCGCAGCCTCCGATTTGGTAGCTGGAGAGCTTGCCGTAGATTTAACAAATGGGCGTTTGTACACTGAAAACTCAGGTGGTACTGTTCTTGAACTAGGGTTAAACCCAAATGGCAATGTGAATGTCACGGGCAGCGTCACGGCGGATGGGCTTACTGTAGGTGATGTTACTCAAGCCTCGAACGCTATTATAAAAACGCAGGTTGAAGGTTCTGACGCAGGCGATTTCGACAGTGGCTTACAAATGAGAAGTCACAATAATGACTTTGGAGGCACTATTGCTTTAGAAAGTCGCTCAGGAAGCACTGACGTTGTTGCTTTTAAATATCACAATAACTCCGCTTCTGGTGTAAGGGCTATGGCTATTGACGCCACCAACGGAGACATCAGCTTCTACGAGGACACGGGCACGACTCCAAAGTTCTTCTGGGACGCTTCGGCGGAGTCTTTGGGTATCGGGACGAATTCGCCTTCTAGTTTTAATGCTGCTGGTACTGGAATAGTTACTGTTTCTGGGACTGGGACTGGTGCATCTACTCTTGCCTTGTATAGCGGAACTACATCTAGTGGCTTCTTGTATTTTTCCGATGGAGCTACTGGGGCTGATAGATATCAAGGATATATTGAGTATTCGCATACTAATAATGATATGCGTATTGGGACATCAGGCGTAGAACGCCTCCGCATCGATGCCAGTGGCAACTTGCTGGCGGGGAAAACTGCTACAGGGATTGCAACTGTTGGAGCAGAATTAAAATCAACTGGAGAATTATTAGCGACTGTTAACAGTGATGCGTGTGCTTTTTTAAACCGAAAAACCTCAGACGGTGACATAGCAGTCTTCCGCAAAGACGGCACAACCGTAGGCAGTATTTCATCACGCGGTGGCTTGACTCTCGGTTTAATTCTGAACCCAACTTCAGGATCAGGTGCGGGACTGTCAGGTACAAGCAATGCAATTTTCCCTATTGACGAAACGACTACCCCAGTCAACGACCAAATTTCACTAGGGACTACAAGCAACGCATTCAAAGACCTCTATCTATCAGGCGGTGTTTACACAGGCGGTGACAAGTTTGTTTATTCCTACGCTGGCGGGGCAATCGGGCAAGTACGGTCAGGTTTAAAGCTCAACGGGACAAACAACCAGTTAGAGTTCTACACAGGTCAAGCCGAACGCATGCGCATCGATTCCAGTGGCAGATTGCTGGTGGGGAAACAAACCAGCGTATATTCAGGGATGGTTGAAGTGCAGCAAACGGCGGGAGGCACTGTCTCTGCTGCTATGACATGCTCTCACGCATCTCAGCCCTATGGTTTGCTGCTTAACTTTACTGCTGCCTCACCTGACAACAATATTAATTACTTTATCACTGCCGCTGACTCTACCACCAACAGATTTTTCGTCTATTCAGACGGTGATGTATGGACTTCAGATGCAGGAACACTAACATCCGACGAACGCCTCAAGACCAACGTACAGGATGCAACACCTAAACTAGATGACCTGCTGGCTCTCAGAGTCCGTAACTTTGAGTGGATTCCAGAATACCACCCCAACAAAGTAGGCGAGAAGAAGATAGGTTTCATTGCCCAAGAGTTTGAGCAGACATTCCCCGCATTGGTGACTGAGAATACCTTTGAGCTTAACGGTGAGGAAGTCACTCGCAAGTCACTCAGGATGGGTGCATTGATTCCGATACTCGTTAAGGGTATGCAAGAACAACAAGCCACCATTGAAGCATTAACAGCCCGTATCGCGGCACTAGAATCCTAAAGGAGAAACAACATGACAACAGTATGGCAAATTAGTCAAATGGAAAGAACGCTTGCAGACGGTGGCGTAGTCGTATGTCACTGGCGAGCTACGGCAACTGACGGTGACTTCTCAGCGACCAACTATGGCACTTGCGGCTTTACACCAGATCCTAGCAGCTCAGACTGGGTGGATTACGACAGTATTTCTGAAGAAGTAGCTTTAGGCTGGTGCTTTGGTTCAGGTGTTGACAAAGACGCTATTGAAGCGTCACTGGCTGCAAAGATTGAGCTAGACAAGAACCCAACGCAAGCATCAGGAGTACCGTGGTAATGCTACTACTAGACTACTTAAACGCCCTCACCGCCCTTGTAACGGCCTGTAGCGCCATTACGGCACTTACTCCTACTCCTAAAGACGACAAGATAATTGGCAAGCTCTACAAGTTCTTAGAGATTGGCGCATTGGTTATCGGTAAGGCTAAACGATAAATGCAAGAAGAAGCAAAAGTCGCAGTAGACGCACTGGCGGTAACTACGA